ACATGAGTGATCTCAAAGGAACATTTCATAACCTAGTGTATTCAGGAAAGATTACCCTTGTCATTGCTCTCATCGCCTTGAGTTTTATAAACGGGCACAAGGATTTTGTCGAGAAAAATCCACGCAGTTTTATGGTTGGGTGTATGGGATTTGCAATTTTGATGGCAATTGGAAGCGCCCTTGTCGCAGCAAACAGAAAGGGTGGGTGGGGAAATGCCGCATTCATCACATTCCTATTCTTCTTCTTCTACGCCGTGACCCGCGAGTTTTCCGGATACTATGCACTCATGAGCGGTGGAAAAGAGGCGACCCAAAATGAAGGAAAAGAAAGAAAAATCCTCGTACCAATTGGTGTCGCAATTGCAGGTATTGGACTTGTCGTAGGCGGATACCTGGCGAATAAAATAAGAGAGTCACCCCCAACTCCAGACCAAATGAGATTTATGAGATTCCCAGTTGAATTACTTGTGTTTGTTGCAATTGGAACATTTGCTGAAACCTTTGTCAGTCGGCAACACGGAGACAAATCAATTTCGGGAGCAACTATGAGTGCAGTTGTCTACATAATTGCCCATCTCTACTTGCAGTACGGTGGGTTCTACGACCACGCGTTTGCCCCCGTCAACTTTAACAAGTTTGCTTAAAAGAGTGAGGCCCTAAAGGACTATGCAGTATGAGCGACTTTCCCATGTTGAACACATCCTTAAGCGGCCAGACACCTATGTCGGCTCCTTGGCCCCCGAGTCCACCACTCAATGGACCCGAGTTGCCAACCATTTTGAACCTACTGTATGTGTGGTATCTCCTGGGCTGGTGAAGATTTTTGACGAGATTCTCGTAAACGCCATCGACCAGTACTCCCTGAGCCCCAAAAAAGTCGCCTGTATTGAAGTCAATATAGAACCAGACAAGTCTGTTACTGTGTACAACGCAGGTGTAGGAATTCCAATCAAGAAACACCCAACTGAAAACATCTGGAACCCTGAACTCATTTTCGGACACCTGCTGACCAGTTCCAACTATAACGACAACGAGCAACGCGTCACGGGCGGCAGAAACGGGTACGGAGCCAAGCTCGCCAACGTCTTCAGTTCCAAATTTAAAATTGAAATTAGTGATGGGAAGAAGATGTACGAGCAAACCTGGACCAACAACATGAGCAAGATGGACCCCCCGGTGATTACAGATGTTTCCCGGTTACCCTATGTCAAGGTGAACTTTTCACCGGATTGGTCCCGGTTCGGGGGGTCCCCGGGGAATTTCGAAAAGGTTGTGGAGAAACGCACCTGGGACGCCGCCCTCTGGTGCCCAAAGGCCCAAGTCTATTTCAACAGAAAATTACTGGAGGTTACTAATCTGCAAGAATATGCCAAGATGCACGGTCTTGCAGCATACGGGTCTACATCCCTCACCCTGGAGGGCCCGGCCCTGATGGATGTTGTCGTGGGTCACTCGCGTTCCGGCGGGTTCCAGCAGTGCTCGTGGGTAAACGGCATATCCACCACGAAGGGCGGGTCCCACGTGGACAAGGTGGTCAAGACACTCGTGGAGCAGATTTCCAAGGACAAGAGGTGTTCCACGCTGAAGCCTGCACAAATCAAGTCGTCTCTGTTTGTGTTTGTTCGGGCGACAATTATCAACCCCACATTCAGCAGCCAGACCAAGGCGGAGTGCACTTCAAAAATTTCCGATACAACCAATTTTCCACCAAAATTCATCAAAGATGTCTTTTCCTCCGGTGTTCTGGACGACCTGGTTTCGAAGGGGGTGACCGCGGTCGACAAGGAGCTCAAAAAGACAGACGGGTCCAAAAAGAGCCGTATTACGGGGGTTCCTAAGCTTGACGACGCCAACTGGGCCGGCACGCACCGGAGCGCCGAGTGCACGCTTATTATCACAGAGGGAGACTCGGCGAAAGCACTTGCCGTTGCCGGGCTGAGCATTGTGGGCCGCGACAAGTTTGGCGTGTTTCCACTCCGGGGTAAGCCGAGAAATGTCAGGGACGCGACGATAAAACAGGTGACTGAAAACGAGGAATTTTCCAACCTCAAAAAAATCCTCGGGCTCCAACATGGCAAAATCTATAATTCTCTGAGAGAATTGCGGTACGGCCGCCTGATGATTATGACCGATGCCGACCTCGACGGAAGCCACATCAAAGGTCTTGTGTTGAACATGATCCATGTGTACTGGCCCAAACTTATTGAACTCGGGTTCCTGGTGAGTATGGTGACCCCTGTGATTAAGGAGGGCAAGACTTGGTTTTTCACCGAAGAGGAGTACCGCCGCTCAGCCACCGGGTCAGGCCCTATCAAGTACTACAAGGGTCTCGGCACATCCACATCCGCAGAGGCCAAAGAGTACTTCAAGCAAATCGACAAGCTCACCGTAATCTTCAATTCTGATCCAAAATTGAACGAGTCTATGACACTGGCTTTCAGCAAGGCGCAGGCAGACGACCGAAAGGAGTGGCTCGCGAAACATATGTCAAACCCCCCAAAGGGAATACCATACGGCCATACCAAGTCTGTCACCGTATCCGACTTTATCCACCGGGACATGGCAAACTTCAGTGCCGAGGACATCAAGCGAAGCATACCACACGTGGCCGATGGTCTGAAACCTTCACAGAGAAAGGTCATCTATGCAGCCCTAAAAAGGAATTTAAATCAGGATATGAAAGTGGCCCAGCTCGCCGGGTATGTTGCTGAACAGACTGCGTACCACCACGGTGAAGCCAGCCTCCAAGGAACAATCGTAAATTTGGCCCAAAATTTCGTTGGTTCGAACAATTTGAACTTGCTCGAGCCGAGTGGTCAGTTTGGCACCCGGCTTGCAGGAGGGAAGGATGCTGCGAGCTCAAGGTACATCTTTACTCGGCTTGCGCCGTATACCAAAAAGATATTCGACCCGAGCGACAACGAGGTTCTGAGCTATATGGTGGATGACGGGCAGCAGGTGGAGCCCGAGTTTTATGTTCCGGTTGTTCCTATGATTCTGGTAAATGGAGCGGAAGGGATTGGCACTGGGTTCAGCTGTTATGTTCCTCCGTTTGACCCGGAGGCTGTGAAGCACAACATCCTGTGCGCGCTTGACCAGGTGCCTATGTCTCCTATGAAGCCGTTTTTCAAGGGGTTCAAGGGCACGATAACCAAGACGAAAGACCATACATGGGTCATGAGTGGGGTTGTTGAAAAGGAGGGGACGCAGCTCCACATCACAGAGCTCCCACCCGGAAGGTGGATTCAGGACTTTAAGGAGAATCTGGAGGAGCTGGTTGAGAAGAATGTGATCCAAAAGTACGAGAATCACTCCACGGAGACCAAGGCGGACTTTCGGGTCTGGGGAGCGTCCTTCACGATTGAAGACGCCCCGAAGGAGCTCGGACTCCTCAAAACAATTCACACAAGCAACATGTACCTCATCGGGCCAAACGGCGCCGTCAAAAAGTACGCAAGCCCCGAGGAGATTCTGGTAGACTATGTCGACCTGAGGATAAACCTATACAAAAAGAGAAAGGCCCACCTGATTCAGCAATTAGAATCTGAAATTCAGTGGATCCAGACAAAGAGGGAGTTTATCACGGGGGTTATCAGCGGGCAAATCAAGGTGCTAAACGAGCCCCTCGAGCAGGTCAAGAGCCAGATGCGGAAGCGCAAGTTTGAGGAAGAGTACATGCCCAAGTTGCTGGATATCAAGACATACAACTACACACAGGAGGAGGTTCAGAAACTTATTGATCTGGACGCGAGGAAGAGGCAGGATTTGCACAATATGCGGGGGACAAGTGTGGTGCAGATGTGGAAAAATAACCTGAGTGAGTTGTAGGATGGTGGATCTCTTTCAAGATCTCAAGCCACTAAACAAACTTCAAAAACTTGTTGAAACTGAGCGTGTTATTCAGAGTCGCCTCATCTCCCTTGAAAGACAAATTCAAACTAGAATTAGAAATACAGCCACGGGTGTCACTGAGAAGGGTATAAAGACTATTCAGACGCCTCCCGGTCCTCCCCCCAAACCGGTGTCTCCCAATGTCGTCTTGAGCCCTGCACAGGTGAGTGGATTCTACAAACCCACGAGCAGCAATGTTATTACATTCTATGTAAACACCGCATGGCCGAGGATGAATTCGACTGACTTGGTTCCACTGGGGGCGGGGTGGAGTGTGATTGGTATGACTGGGGTTGCAGGCAACATAGTCGTCACCGAGGCAACAAATAAGGAGGGTGTTGTACAAATTTCACAAGGGAATTCAGAATCGTATCTGTGGTCGTTTACCTGCCAGACGGATACAGAACAAAACTTACAGGGTGTCCAAGGAGTGATTGGCGCCGTGCTGTACCCGCCGACAGCCTCGTCCCTCTCAACAAACTCAACTATTGGTCTATTGTCCGGATTTTACTATGTAAGTAACGGGAGACTTGTGTACTATATCAAGGGGTCTGGTGTTCCGATGGGGTTTGGGCCGGGGTGGTCAATCACCGGACTTCCCGGACTCCAAAGCAGTAATGTCGTCACGGAAAACTTCGTCCCGACAGCCGGAATAATAGCAGAACAATTCACATACGACTCGTATGTAACCCTCAAAGGAGACCAGGTCGAGTACAACACAACAACACCTGTAAACTGCACTGCAACTGTGAAACAACCAGCAGACCAAGCCAAAGTCATCGGCGCAAATGTGACCCAAATAAATACATACACCTCAAATGTTATTATACATTTAAATCCAAATATAAAAACAACTGGGGGTGCGCCTCTCAGAGAGATTGGTGAACAGATGAGGGGTCACCAACCTATATTTCAAGACAAAATTGACAAAGACTACAAAACAGGATACAACTCGGCAACATCATACGCCTTGTACGCAGTGGGCCCACAAGAGAAATACACAACTGGCAAAGATGACACAATTTGGAACACAAGTTGGCCTCAACACTCCAATTTTGTGTGTTATCAACAATATGTTCCAATACAAGGGAATAAATTCTTAGGTCAAACGATTACTATTGAGTTTAAACCCAAAGAGTTGGGGGATCTTTTGTGTAACATGTATTTTACTTGTCAATTGCCTGCACTTACAAGTACATCAAATATATACACAAATCAGATTGGGAGGGCACTTATTGCACAGTGTGACTTTATGATTAATGACACAATTGTTGAGACTGTGTATGATGATTGGTTTTTTATTAAGGATCAGACATTTTTGGATGCAGACGAGCAGACTTCTATGTTTTATGCTGTAAATAACGGATCTTCTACATCACTGAGTCCGACATCAAATGTGAGTGTATGTGTTCCTTTGGAATTTTTCTTTTGTCGCCGGCATTCCCATCTCAACAAGGGGCGAGAGCGGTTGAGACGCCCTTACTTTCCACTGTGTGCTCTCCGTGACCAGTATTTTTACATTCGAATTCAGTTTCAGCCGTGGGTCTGGATTTCAAACGACAGGGGTGTCGCCTACCAAGATATAGTAAACCCTGCACTCATTCTTGAACAGATTAAACTCACAGAGGTGGAGAAACTTTATTACAAATCCACAAAACTTAGGTATGTGGTGAACCGCCTCAAGAAAGAGTCTGTCCTCTCGTTCAATAGCTACACAACACAACTGCAGTTGACGGCAAGTTTCCCGGTGCAACTGCTGGTCTGGTTTTTCAGAAACAAAAAATACGAGACGGTGACTTCAGTCCTGTACAATGATGTGCGGTACGAGTACGGGTTCACAACGAAATATGTTCAGACGGCGGTTTCCCTCCCATTTACAAGTCAGACGACATACTTTGTGGATCCCATAAGCTCACTCAAGATTGTGTTAAATAACACGGATATAACAAGTACATTTCAGGGGTCTCTCTATTACTCTTTTAAGCAGCCAATGGAGCACAACCTGTCTATACCCGCAAAGAATATTTACATGTATTCCTTCGGGTTAAATCCGAAAGAGTACAATGCTGGAGGATACATCAACTTTTCAAAGCTCGATTCGCAAACGACAAATCTAAAAATTGTATTGCAGCAGCAATACGCCACACAGGTTATCCAGGGGTACAACTTATACTTGTTCTACTACGGGTACACCATCCTGGAGTTTGATGGCGGTCACGCCAGGTTGCCGTTTTTGTAAACTAAACAGCATTTTAGAGTTTTGTATGTATTCTATTATTCCATTGGTGATGCACCAGCGCAGAAAGTTTAGTTGGGCCACAGTGGTTGTGTACCCTTGGAATTCTATTCTTTCTGTTCTGCAAAATGGGTCAAATAGCTTTTTTGAGTAACCATCAAGAGATGATTTATAGGCGACATGGACCGTAAATATTTTGCCATTTGGGGCAGTATACGCCACGTGCCGAGACTTGGAATAGTTAGTGACAAACCATTCCAAATTACGAAGGGAAATGCCCTTCCTGTGTGAGAGAATGTCGTGTAATTGTTCTGCATTCTTTTCGTCGCTGAAAAATCGGGTGAGACTCTCGAGAAGTAAAGTTGACTTGTTCATTGTACTATTAATGAATTAAATGTTTAAGCTGTTTGTCGGCGCAGTCTGAGTCCACACAACTTGAACATTTGAACTTGCCACAGTTTGCGTCTTCATCACAGGGACCTGACACTG